AATATGGACAAGACAAAGAACTAAACTTTGGTCCTGCAGGTGATGTTTATTCAAGCCCTGCTTCAATGTATGGTAATACTAACCCAGGTGCCGGTGTAGATCCTTCAAATGGTCTTTACGGTGCAGGTAGGTTTGCTTACTCTACTAACCAATTCTCAGCTTCATTTACTGCAACTGCAGCTGCTGCTACTTGGGCTCAATTAGATTATAAAGCTGAATTGTCTGCTTCTGCTGCTGCTGGAGTAACATACACAGCTCTTACAGTTGATATGAGTTCAGTTACTGGAAGTGGTAATACTAATCCTGATTTCAAAGGTGCTAGAGCTTTTGTTGCTACTTCAGGATCTGCTCCTGGTACAGTACTAACAACAACTACTCTACTTCCTGAGTATACTTCTGTTAGTGGTGCTAGTGTAACTTTCATCCACCAAGTTAGTTCAGCTTCATTAGCTAGTCTATCAGTAGCTGATACTGTGGTATTGTATAACCTTCAACCAACTGACAACTACAGAGGTGACTTTGAAGATGCTAGTGGTGCTGGTATTCCAAATGCTCAATCTGCAACTGCACTTTCAATTCCACAAATTGATGTGAAAATGAAGTCTGAAGCAATTGTTGCTAAGACTAAAAAGTTGAAAGCTCAATGGACACCAGAATTTGCTCAAGATTTGAATGCTTATCAAGCACTAGATGCTGAGGCTGAGCTTACTTCAATCATGAGTGAGTATATTTCATTGGAAATTGACCTTGAAATTATTGATATGCTTATCCAAGATGCATCAGCTGCTGATGAGTACTGGAATGCTCAAAACAACCAAGCTCTTAATTCTGCTGGAACAGGATACACAGATCTAGGTTTCTTTAATTCACAAGGACAATGGTTCCAAACTCTAGGTACTAAAATGCAAAAGGTATCAAACAAAATTCACCAAAAGACCCTTCGAGGTGGTGCTAATTTCTGTATGATTTCTCCAACTGTTGCTACTATCATTGAATCAATCCCAGGATTTGCTTCAAACGCTGATGGTGATGCTACTAAAGGTAAATTTGCATTCGGTATCCAGAAAATGGGACAAATGAATAGCAGATACGATGTTTACAAAAACCCATATATGACTGAAAATGTTATCTTGATGGGTTATAGAGGATCTCAATTCCTTGAAACAGGTGCTGTATTTGCTCCTTACATTCCATTGATCATGACACCTCTAGTGTACGATCCTGACACCTTCACTCCTAGAAAAGGTCTCTTGACTCGTTACGCGAAGAAAATGATCCGACCAGAATTCTATGGTAGAGTATTTGTTAGCAACACTGCGTTGATATAATAGATCTTAACTTATAAATTCAAAATTAGACCTGGCTTTAAGTCAGGTCTTTTTTTATTCTAATTAGGATTATTAATATTTATAATCAAAACAATGGCTGATTTTACCCTTTTAATAAGAGAGCGAGTATTACTTGAAGGTACTGAAAGAGGAACAGATTATAACTTAACTATATCTAACATTGAAAACATAGATAATAGAATAGTTACAGTTCCATCAGGCAGTGAGACTACAATTTTCAAATATAGTAATTTACCAGGAGCTGGAACATTCCAAACTGGTAGTTTTAAATACGGTAGAATCTCTAACTACTCAACTACAGTTCCTTTAAATTTAAAAGTATCATCATCATCTGAGTTATTAAACTTTTCAATAGCAGCTGGGGGTACATTTATGCTGTCAACAAGTGACATAACAGGTAGCTTAACAAATACATTTACTTATGATGATATAATGGCTGTTTCAGTTGAACCCTCAGGTAGTAGTGCTAAAGTTGAGTATTTTATAGCAACAACTTAATTAAAAAATTATGAATATACCTATTTGGACAGGAACATCAACATTTGCTGTAGGTCAGACACCCTTTGGTTTTTATGACAATGACATAGACTTTCAACAAGATGCAGATAAAGTAGCTGACTTTTGTGCTAGAAGATTAGGTTATCCTTTAGCTGATGTTGAATTACAATCAGGATCATTTTACACTGCTTTTGAGGAAGCTATAACAACTTATGGAAATGAATTATATGCTTACAAAGTAAGAGAAAATTACTTATCATTAGAAGGGTCATCTAATACTGTAAATGCTAATAATCAAATAATATCTCCTAATATGGCTTCAATTGTTAGAATCTCTGAACAATATGGAGTTGAAGCAGGTGTTGGTGGAAATGTTACTTGGTACTCAGGAGCATTAGACTTAGTTAATAATCAACAAAATTATGACATGAATGCTTGGGCCCAAGCTAATGCTAATTTAGCAGCTAATGACAGTATAGAAATTAAAAGAATATTTTATGAAGCACCTCCTGCAATAACAAGATACTATGATCCATATGCTGGAACAGGAACAGGAATGATTGATTTATTAGATTCATTTGGTTGGGGTAGTTACTCACCTGCTATTAATTTCTTACTAATGCCTATAAATTATGACTTACAGGTAATGCAAGCTATTGAATTTAATGATCAAATTAGAAGATCAAATTACTCATTTGAATTAATAAATAATCAATTAAAAATATTTCCTATTCCTAATGGAAGTGTTTCAAAATTACATTTTCAATACATTAAGAAGTCAGAAAGAAATAATCCATACTCTGATGGAACAGGAAAAGTAACAAACATATCAGAAGTTCCATTTTCAAACCCTAATTACAATCAAATTAACTCAATAGGTAGACAGTGGATATTTGAGTATACTTTAGCAATAGCTAAAGAAATGTTAGGGTATGTAAGAGGTAAATACTCTACAATTCCAATTCCTGATGCTGATGTAACTTTAAATCAATCTGATCTCTTATCATCAGCCTCAGATACTAAAAATGCTTTAATTGAAAGACTAAGAGCTTTCTTTGATGAAACCTCAAGAGATAAATTATTAGAGAGAAGAAAAAATGAAGGAGATTATTTGTTAGATGAATTAAATAAAGTACCATATACAATTTACATAGGATAATATGGCGTTATACGGTGGGCAAAGAGACATAAGTTTATTTAGGCATCTCAATAGAGAGTTAATGGGAGATGTTATTTCTCAAGAGTGTGTTTACTATAAATTTAAATTAGAAGACACTAAAGTTAACCTATATGGGGAAGCAGCTGGAGCTAAATACTACTACACAGGAATAATTTTAAGTTGCTTAATTCAAAGATCACCTCAAGAGTATCCAGATGATGACTTTGGTGTACAATACTATCAAGCAATTGACTTTAAGTTTTTAAGAGATGATTTACTTCAAAGAAACTTAGACTTCAATCAAGACTTTGATCAAGGTGATTACTTTGGAGCTGACTTAGTTCCTGAAGTAGGTGACATAATTTATTATTATGGAGGCTATTATGAAGTAGATGATGTTATAGGTAATCAATACTTTGTAGGTAAAGACCCTGACTATGATTTTGCACCTAATCCTATTAATCCAGGATTAAGTAATTTTGGTAGTGATTTATCTGTAATTTGTAAAACTCACTACTCACCAGTTGATAAAATACAATTAGAAAAAGGAAGAATAAATGGCTAAAAGATATAGAAAACCTATACCTAAATCTCAAAAAGAGATAGCTGATGGATTAGTTAATCCTTATGATGCTGAAAGAGGTAACCCTAATGATGCTAGGGAAGGGGCTCAGTATCCTCCTACAAATGAAGCTAATGTTGACTTCAATCGCTCAACAAAAATGTCATTTAAAGATGACACAGTTAAGCCATACACAGTTAGTATAAAAGACATTGATGAGTCAATAATGTATTACTTTAATGAAGTTATTAGACCCTATGTTATACAAAATGGTGAAAGAATAGCTGTACCTATAATTTATGGCTCACCAGAAAGATGGAAGTCAGTTCAAAAAGATGGATATTATAGAGACAAAAAAGGAGCTATAATGAATCCTATTATTATGTTTAAAAGAAACTCTGTTGAAAAAAACAGAGCTTTAACTAATAAATTAGATGCTAACAATCCTAACATCTACACTTCATGGCAAAAGTCTTACAGTAAAAAGAATTTTTATAGTAATTTTAACTTACTTAATAACTCAATTCCAACAAAACAATTTATAGCTAATGTTGTTCCTGACTATGTTACATTAACTTATGATTGTATTGTTCAAACTTACTATGTTGAGCAGTTAAATAAAATTGTTGAAGCTATAAATTATGCTTCTGACTCATACTGGGGTAACCCATCAAGGTTTAAATTTAGAGCTAGAATTGATAGTTTTAATATAGCTACCCAATTAGAGCAAGGAAAAGACAGAACAGTAAGAAGTGACTTTTCAATTAAAATGTTTGGTTACATTATACCTGATGTTGTTCAAAAAGAAACAACAGCAGTAAAAAAATACAATGCAAAGTCAAAAATTATCTTCTCATTAGAAACTGACTCAAACCCAGCTAGATATGAAGCTAATCCTCAAGTAACAGATGATGGAAGAAGTAGAGCAACTCAAGGAGGAAATGTAAATTTATCAACACCTCCAACTACATTCACTACTCAACCTGAAGCACCTGCTTTAATATCTTTAAATGACTTACCAACTACTGATCCTTTAGTAGCAGGTGTATTATGGAATAATGGAGGAGTACCAACAGTATCATCTGGTTAATATTTATAATAAATTAAAAAATTAAATGGCTAATCAAGTAAGATTTTTAGATAATGTTTCAGTAAGCGCTTTTGGAAATACTGGGGGAACAGGAACAACTAACACTGGATCTTTACTAGCTACAGCATCTGCAGCTTTAAATGTAATTACTTTTACCAAAGGCGATGGCTCAACATTTCCTGTTACTATTGACACAGGGAGTGCTTCATCAGCTTTTCCATTTGTTGGTAATGCTGTTATAACAGGCTCATTAACTGTTAGTGGATCAAACTCAACAATCAATACACAAGAACTACAATTTGATACTAATCACTCAGCATCAGGTCACACTACAGGTAGAATATATTGGGATGATAATAACAAGACGTTTACTGGAGATATGCAAGGATCAAATGTTAAATTGCAAATTGGCCAAGAAGAACACATTTATGCAAAAAACAACTCTGGTGTTACAATAAACAATGGAGATGCAGTTAGAATATCTGGAGCTCAAGGAGCAAATGTAACCATTACAAA